AGTGGACCGTAGACGTGACCGCATGTAGTTCCATGCAAATGGACTAGCCCATTGCGTCAATTCGTCAAAGCCTATCCAACTAAACGCTAGACCTTGGTAACGCAGAACGTCATCTTCCCTGTCTAGGTAGGACATCCACAATCTCGCACCAGATGGCGCAGTCCACTGCATCTTTCTTTCTGACCATTTAATTCCAGGCCATATCTTAGGGTACATTTCTTGTGACTTAAATATAAGTTCCCTAAGTTCTTCTGTTGTGTGACGCAGCAATAGCCCTGAGAAACTAGGGTGACCCATGTACCGTAAAGGGTCAGCTAACATCGCATAACTTTTTCCACCTCCCGCACTGCCGCCATATAGGACTTCACGTTCACCTGCAGCAAGGAACTCTGTCTGTGGTCCTGCGTTAGGTTTAAAGATTACGTTGTGTTGTTCCTCAATAGGAATCTCATCAACTATCTTTGCGGGTTCAGGCTTTGGCTTCGCTGTAGTTCGCTTCCTCGTAGTCCTCGTCGGCTTTGGCTCCGAGTCTTGTGCGTTCAATTTCTTCCGCTTTGGCGATTGCCTTTTTCGCATAGTCTGCCCATCTGCGAAGGCTTCTAGCTTTGTTTTTTCGTTGTCGCTCATTTTCCAACCGTTTCCGTAATCCTACGTGAGATATGTCTCTACCTGTATTTCGTGTTAGCCAATTAGCTACTTCACGATAAGAGTACTGTTTAAGATATTTATTTGCCTGTTCAAGCATATCAAGTTCATGCTCAATAGGTAATAGTACGTCAGGATCGTCGGGGTCTACTTCATATCCAAATGGTATTGTCCTAGATATACGGGGAATAGGAACCCATTCGTTGTCTTCTTTTATGTCTGTTGGTTGGGGTAACTTCCACTGTTTAAGAGGTTTAGTCATCATCATCCATTTGTTTTGGTGGCATTAGCATTACACCACCTTTTGCTTCTACTTGCATTTTCTCTGTTTTAACTAAACCAGTACGGTCAAGTAATTCTTTAGCTGCTTGCATCTTGTCACGAATACCTAGCTCAGTAGGATCATATAAAGCACCTACCATAGCCATTGCAGCTTTAGGTGCATTACGTGCCATGTATGCTGATGTAGCATCTAAGATTTCTTCTTTTAAAGAGTTAATGATCTCCGTAGATGAAGTAGCATCCGAATATCCTGCTATTCGTTTAGCAACATTAATGTCACCACCTGCTTCGTCAAATAAAACTGCAAGTAGTTTTTGTTGTTTTTCTGTTAATGCTCGTGCCATTTTAACTCTTTCTTCTAAATAATGCAAGCACAAAGTTTGCTATTGATTGACCTATTTGTGTTGGGGTTGGTAGTAGCCATCCTAGTAGTAATAACATTATAACCCAAGGGGGTATGTTTTGATTGTTGATCATTAGCTTTTCTACTGGACCTGCTTCTACTTCTTTTGTTTCTGTGATAATGTCACGTCCTGCGTTATTAGTTTCTTCTTCTTCGTAAGTAACTACAGCTTGTTTGTTTTCTTTACCAAGTTGTGTATTAGCAGCTACGTTAGTTCCACCTGTAGGTAACAGTGAAGTTAAACCACAGCTAGATAACAGTAAAACCAATACTAACCATTTCATTACATCATCTCAAAATGTGGAGCATCAATAAATGGTCTACGCCCTTGTGATCTACGTAAATCAATATATGCATTCATTGCATCTTCTGCAGTGTCATCGTAATAACGGATGTCACCCTCTGACCAAGCTGCACCCCATTTGATAGGCACCTCTAGTTCTTCCGCTGCCTGTGCCATAGCATCACAAATGTTATCGTAAACATTTAGTTCCCATGAAACATTAGAACCAAAATAAGCTACGAGGTCCACAGCATGTGAGTATCCATCTTCTTGAATAAGATGTTTAGATTTCATAGTCTGTGACCGTCCAGAGTTATACAGTTCTTCTTGTTCTGCTAAAGTTCGGACACCATATGTCACACCAAAGTCAACGTCAGTTAGTTCAATAGCACGTTTAACAACTGCTACCATATCAGGATGTACACCATCTAACTTTCCTAGTGAACGACTACTTAAACTAAATCCCATTATCGCATATCCTTGCTCATTGCTACTTTATTGCCCATAGGTTTACCTGCCATATAAGCTGTAGCTCCCATATAGGCTGCAACTACACCAGTTTGTGCAATATAAAACAGCCCTAGCAAATCTGCTAGAGCACTTACACGTGAGTCTGACATAAAAGGAGTAAACAGAAATACAGTAAAGATAATCATCATGCCCATAGCTACCCATGCCATAAACTTTTGTGATTCTGCTTTTTCTTCACGTAGCTCTATTTCAAGCATACGTTCTTTCATTGCTACTTCTTCTGGTGTAATCTTACCATCACCATCAATATCAAAATCAACCACCATTACACCCTCCGAAAACGTGCAGCCGTTTTAGCTGCCCCTTTAGGTTGCTGAGAAAATTGTTTACCTGCTGCAGTATCTTTTCTTTTCTTTGCTGAACTAGCTGCATACTGCGAACTAGACATTGCTTTAATTGCCGCTTCAGGGAGATAACGTTCTCCTGTAGCTTTTGGACCTTGCGTTGAAGGTTTACCACTTTTGGTTCTCCACTTTTGTTTTGTCCACCTATCTAGGCTTTGTTGTGATTTAGTTTTAGCCATTTGACATTAACCATGCAAAGAATATAATACCGCCTATGCCACAAAGTAAAAGTAAACCTGATATAGTCCAAGTTATAATTGCTTCTTGTAACTCAGCTTTACGATATTCATGTTCTCTTTTTTGTTTACGTATCTTAGCTTCAATACGTATAAGTTCATCCCAAGCTGATGGACCCATTGTGAAACTAATATAATCTTTTAGCTCTTTACGCATTTGCTCTGCTTTACGTTTAGCTGCAAATACTTCTATAGCTTCAGATTCAACAGAGCCACCTAATGATTTCCACCAAGGGGGATTGTTTACTTGTTTCTCAGCTTGACCTAAGTCAGCCATATGTCCTGCCCACTGCGTTAGTTGACTAGACATGTCCTGTAAGTCCTTGCCAATAGCAAAGCCTTTTTTAAGTGCATTGAAGGCAACAGTGGCCCCACTGATAATTGTCACTGGGTCCATATCGCCCTCTTAGCTTTTATATCCACCACCTGCAGCTTTATACTGTTTGGCTAACATCTGGGCTTTACGTGCAGACCATTGACCTGCACTTCCACCTTTACTACCTGCTTTAATCTTGTTGAACAAGTTTTTACGCATGGTTGGCTTGGTGTAGTTTCCCGCCGAATTTACTGTTGAGGTACTGCCACCACGAGACATTTTCTTTTTTGTTTTTGTAGCTTTGGACTTCCTCATAAGCTATTCTCCGAATATCTCCACGACCAATACCAATATCGTTTAACTCACGATCTGACATACGATATAATTGCATTGCTGCAATCTTTGCATTTGCTTCACGTTGACGTGCTTCAATCAATGCAACAAATACTTTTTTAAACCATTCTTTCATAACTATCTCCTTGTGTTATCGGTAACTTTTGCTACCAGAGATAGTTATATCATATATAGTTATATCATACTACATACAATAATGCAACCCCGTTATGCATTTAGTTAAAACGGGTAGCTTCAAAGTATTCTTCCGTAGCTATTGTTACCGTAACTGAACTACCTGCACTTGCTAATCCACGAATTAAATCATTTTTTTCAAGATACAAAGGATACTCAGTTATTTGTAAAATAGAATTAGGAACCATTGTTACTGTTTCAGCAATAGTAAAATAAGTAGTACTTGACGATTGATACCAATCTAAACTAAATGTAACAGAAGAACTAGAAGTATTAGAAACTATTATACTACTTATGTCTGCATTAAATCTTTCAGGAACTGTGTACACATCTTGATTAGATGTGGTCAATTCTAAAGAAAGTGTTCGTTTTTTTCTTGGTATCATGGGGCTGTATTCGCTATATAAATAATATCTAAACCTGCAGCAACTCTTAGATCAGCATTAGAGCTAGTTGCGACAGCCCTTACCTCAATATCAGTTTTTTCAGGAAAAGGAATAGGGCAAGTATATGTTTGTGTAATAGCTGCAGCAAATACATCAAACTTATCTGCTGTACGAAATACACCGTTTTCTCTACGAGCATTAACGTTTATAGTTGCAACCTTATTGTTTTGTTCTGTGAACGCTGTAATCTTAGTAGCTAATAGATAAGCTGTGTAACCTGCAGGTACAGTCCACAAAGCCATAAGCGTTTGGTTTTCACCAGTGTTAATCTGTGCGTATGTTGTACCACCGTTAGCTAT